CAACTGCACGGCCATACGCCCGACGATCCGTTTTGGATTCAGCCTGGCGAATTTTTCTTGGCGGAGACGATGGAGATTTTCAATCTCCCGGATCACGTCGGCGCTCAGTTTGTTCTCAAATCGAGTCGCGCCCGTGAAGGCTGGGACCATGCAGAAGCCGGCTGGGCGGATCCGGGCTGGTTTGGCAGCAGGCTGACCATGGAGCTACGCAACCAGCGCCGGCTGCACCCGTTGCCGATCTGGCCTGGCCTGCGCATTGGTCAAATGAAGTTTCTGCTGGTCAGTGGCCGCGTTGAGAAGAGCTACGCGCAGACTGGCCGCTATAACGCCGACCTAGGCGTTACCGCTAGCAAGGGCTAAGGTCCGACTGGCGGAGGAGACAACGACCCGGCCTAGCCAACCGGGTTTTTTTATTGCAGCATGATCGCCGGGTTTTTCAGCGGTGCCATGCGCTGACGCAGCACCTTGCCCGGCGCTTCGGCTGGATCGTCTAGCTGCAGCATGGTGAAGCCATCGACGCCGTGGCTTTCAGCCCACCAGCTTGCTGCCTTGTGGGTAGTGAAGGGGCCGACATGCCACGGCCCGACCTTGAGGATGTATTGCATGGCGGGAGATTAGTCCAAATGCTTGGCGTTACCGGCCGTGATCCCAAAGAAATTCAGGAGTCCCGTAAGACTCAGTGACGACAGCTACCGTTAGCCAAGCGGCGGACAGCCCATGCGGGCGTTTTACCTAGAGATTTCCGCCAAGCTGATCTATCGCTCCGACAGCGATCCAGACGACTTGCCGGCTGACATTTACAGCCAGATCAGCGAGTTCATCCCGAGCGATGAGGACATCATCGACATCGAGGTGCAAGCTCTGCCCCTTCCTGCGGATCTAGGTGGAACAGCATCACATTGATGAAACGCGCCTAGTCACGCGGCGCTCTGCCCGCGATCAGATCCACTTGGCGTGGGACTACCGCTGCGCCTACTGCGACGATCCCCTGGGCCGTTCGCCAACTCTCGATCACGTCGTTCCCAAGGTCCATGGCGGCCTAACGATCCGCGAGAACTTAGTGAGCTGCTGCCTGGCCTGCAACTCAAGCAAAGGCCACAAGCCATGGGTTGACTGGTATCGAGCGCAAGAATTTTGGACCCCGCTAGGCGAGTGGGCAATTGCGCGCTGGATCAATGGCGAACAGTAGTATGTGGGCTCGAAATTCTATTGAGGAATCTCGAAGCGTCCGCCGACGGCAGGCGACGGTGAGGTGGGGACTGCTCCGGCAAGCCCACCACCTGCCCCTTTATTTGGCCAGCAGTTCGTCTAAATACATCTCGGCCTGCCAGAGGTCTGACGAATACCGGCAGTAGCCATGCGCGCAGCTGCGGTAGTAGATCTCCATGCCTTCCCGAAACAGCGTTTCGATGTAGCCGCCGTCTCGATCAGTACGGCTGACCACCTCTAAAGCATTCATAAAATTCGCACCTGGCCGCATAACGCCCACCGCTTCGCTTTGATTCTGGCAAGGCCAGCGCGCAGCAATGCCGTTGAGTGTCCCATTGCAGGCAATCCCAGCACATACGCGGCCCGCCAAATGGGCGAATCTTGCGCACTGCTGCTTTGTAGATCTCTTGGGCTTTTGGCAGCGCCTTAGACAACGTGAGCGCGCCGGTATCTGCCTCTAGCTGGTGCTCAGGCTTTGGCCCAAGAATCACGCGCGCGTGCCACGTCTTATCTGCTCGATCACAGAGCAACAGCAGGCGGCCAGCGTGCAGCCGAATCATTCCGATTCGCCCGCTGATGGCTGGTGGTAGATCCGCTCAAGCTGCATTGATGGCGGTTCAGGCTCAGCCAGCATCGGATCGTCGCTGTTGGCCGCCACAAACACGCTTGGCCACCCCAGCTCTTTGACCACTACCAAGCTGGTTCTGGGACTCTTGACCAGAATCCGCAGCGCCAGGCGCTCTAGCAGGTTCAGCCCAGGCAGATACATCATGCGCCCAGTTTGGCGATGAGCCGATCTAAATACCAGCGGCATTTCTGGGCGTTTTCTAAAGGGTCACCCTTTAACCAAAGCCGCAACAAATACTTGATCGCATTCCCGTGGCAATAGGCGGTCGGCATGTCTGGCGCGTCCTGAATGGCGCTTTCGATGATCTCGATCACTTCCACCGGGCCGCGGTTGTAATGCGGCGGATGGTTCACGTTGTCAGGCATCGAGCCATCCCCATGCGATACGTCGGCAGATTCGCCAGGCGTGTTTTTCATCAACATCAAATTCAAAGGCCAACTGCCGATAGCTCCAACCCTCGTCACGGAGCCGGCGCATTTTGCGCACCAGCTCTGGCGTGAGCAATGCGTTCAGGTTGTGCTCGCCGCGTTTGAATTTGCGGCCCTCAGGCATTACGCCCATTTGCCCAGCAACTCAGCGCGGCAAACCTGGATCGCCTGCTGGGCCTGCTTGTGGGTGAACACCGATTGGCACTCATCCATGGCCATGCAGACCTTGGCGTGGAGCTCGGCGTAGTCCGTGTCGCGAAAATTGGCCGCAACATCGGCGCAGAACTCATCCCACAGGCCGGTGTAAGTCTTGCGGCGTGCATCGCCAACGGGCAGCTCATCGCGGCCGCTGCGGCGGTAGAGCGACTCCATAAAGTCGGCGCGTTGTTGGTCCAGCTGTTGCTCGGTCATGGCTCCAGGAGATCTTTAAGGCGGTGAAGTTCGGCGCAAAGCTGCTCACGGTTGCGGATGCCGCAAATGCCTTGCAGCTGATTGACGCGAACATCGATCAGCAGACGCAGCCGGTCACGTTCAGACTGCTGGCCAGCTCTGAAAGTATTGCTGCCCTCAAGCAGCCGGTAAAGCCTGGCGCGCTGCGGGTTGGTCATGCCAGCTCGACCTCGCAGGATGGCCAGCGGTTCTGGGCGTACTTGATCGCGGCGGTTTTGCTCTCAGCGCGGGTGATCCACGTCAAAGGCCGGGCGCCTTTCGGATAAACCAGCAATTTGAACTCTTTGGTTCGGCTGCCAGATTTCGGCCGGCTGACGCCTTCCCCATAAACGCCCTGGGGTTGATCTGCCCATTGGAGCAGCGCGCCCTTGATCTCAGCCATTGGTGATTAGGTGGTTGTCTTTGTCAGGGTTGAGCCAGCGGATTTCGTCCCAATACTGAATCCAGCCGTCGAAAGCCTCAGCCTTGGCTTGCTGGAAATTCTCAGCCCGGATGCATTCGCGCACCGCTGCGCTCTCGATATAGAAGTAGTAGGACTTCTCAGTCATGGCGCACATACTCCTGGGTGCCACTGTGGGTGGAGCCATGGTGGGCAGTGGCGTCAAGGCCGATCATCGCGAAGGCGCTGGCAGCGATGACGAAGCAGAGCAGGTTGCCGAGTTTGGCGGACATGGTGGTGGTGGTAGACGTGCAAATGATGCCGCACCTACCCGCAACATGCAACGTCTACCTGCATTTCGCTACAGATTGTCGCAATGCCGGTAGCGTAGGAGTTGTCCGCGCTCATACCATGAATTTTGGAGAGTGGATGCAGGTGGACCTCTCCACCGAGCAGAAATTTGAAATCGAAAAACAAGCCCGGTCATTGCTCGAAAGCGACGACGCGGGCGTATTTGCCGCAGCTCTGCTGAAACAGTGCTGCTACCAGCAGCAGCTGCTCCAACAGGCCGTCAATGAAATTGCTCGGCTTGAGTGCCAGCTGATGTGATCAGAACATGTCGCCGTCAACCTCGACAACCTGGCCGTCAAATGCCTGGGCGAGCTTCTGGGCGCCATCACCAGGATCAACCCAGTCGCGGGGAGGCTGAGCGACCGCGCTGATGTAATTGAGCCCCGATTTGGCCTGTTTCTTCCAGCCGCTGATCGGCACCTGAACCGACCCGTACTGGTCCGGGGTCTGGCTCATCACAAAGCGGCAGAGCGCGTCCAGCTCTTCCACCTTGATATTCATCATCCCGGAGAAATGAATCTTGCTGTCGGGCTTGGTGCTCTTGAAGATGCTCAGGTTCAGCTTGAAGCTCATGGTTTTTTGTGGGTGATGGTGTTGGCCTGTTCAAATTGCTCCACCTCGGCCAATGGGTAGAGCACAACGCCGGGCGTCTTGAAATACGCCGGCCCCTTCTCAGCCTTGCGCCATCGCATCAGCGTGTCAGGGTGCAACCCCCAACGCTTGGCCAGCTGAGTTGCTGTCAAATACTCAGAAGAGTTCGCCATCCTCGACAGGCTCCGGCTTGGGTTGTTCCGCCACCTTGGCGTTTAGATCAGACACTGGCGAGGTGACGGTCACCTCTTCAATGTCTATGGCCTCCTCTTGCGTGTGGGTGATGCCCACCAGCAGCTCGGGCACATACAACCGTCCCCACATTGCTGCCGACCGATAGCGAATCATTAGCTCGGGCATGGTGCGCCACTTGCTGCCGCTTTTGGTCGCCCAGCCCTCAGCCTTGGCCATTGCCATGCTGACGGTGGGGCCTGTCA